GCAGATCTTACTTTGCTATGAGTCAAATGATGAACCTGGTTAAAATGATGCGTGAAGGTAAAGTTAACAGTCATGATGTAATATATTTTGAAGATATGTTTCATCCTGGGTTTGAATCTTTGCCTTATATTATTAATCAAATTTCAACATCAATGCGTCCAAGAATTTATGTAAGATGTTTGGCACAAACTATCGACCCTGATGATTTCGTTCATGTATGGAACATGGATAATTGGATGAGACATTATGAAAAAATGGTATGTTCATGTGTGACTGCTATATTAGCCAGTAACGAAGAAATGGTAGCACATATGAGAATTGCAGGCTGGGACGTTCCTATTTATAATATAAGTGGATTGGCCTTTAGCATAGACGAAGTATTAGAAAGAGTTGACAATTATCTAATTCCTTTTCATTCTAGAAGAATGCGTGTAGCATTTACAAGTAGATGGGACCGAGAAAAACAGCCTCATTTCTTTATGGATTTGATTGAAGCATGGCATGAACAGTTTCCCAGTAAGGATATTGAATTTGTTATATGTAGCGGCGGTGATTTTACTAGCAATGATGAATCTTGTATTGTTCGTGCTAGAAAAATGGAAGAAGAAGGAAAGCTTATCATTTATGATAACTTGCCAAAGAACAAATATTATGAAATATTGAATAATTCCAGAGTTGTTTTCAACTGCGCATTGCAAGATTGGACTTCAAATACGGTATCAGAAGCAGACACATTAGGATGTAATGTGCTATTTCCAGCATATCGTTCATTTCCTGAAATTTTTGCCAATGACTATGAACGTATGTATATTCCTTGGTCAATTGAGGACGCTATTACAAAGCTTGACAATCTACTGAAAAAGCCCCACCCTAATATGGGCAAGATTAGTAATTGGACAAACGGAACAATTGATAGAATTTGTGATATTATAGAAGGAAAAGGCGAACAGTGGAGAAGAGATATTAATAATTATCGTAAACGTTTAACAGAGAAAAAATACTAATGCTTTACACAGATGAAGATATTATAAAAGTGGTTAAACTATATTTATTTGATTTATATAATACTGAAACCCTTGAAAATATAAAAAACATTGTTATTGATTTGATTGGTCCCGGAAATAATGTAAATGTGGTATATAATTATAATACCAATTCATTAGATATTGTATTTAATGAAATTAATGGTGACAAAAGAGTAATAACTATCAAGGACAAATTTATTAAATGACGGGAAAGAAAATATAATGATTACTAATTCATTTAAAACATAAAATTTATTAAATGAAAAAATTTAAAAGCTTTATTTTTAAGGAATTAACATGAAAATTGAAGAAGATACAAAACTTGATTTTAATAATGTTTTAATTAAACCAAAGTATTCAACACTAAAGAGTAGAAAAGATGTCAATTTAAATGTAACCTATACCTTTAAACACTCAGGTCACACTTGGACCGGGATTCCTATAATAGCATCAAATATGGATGGAGTTGGAACTATACAAATGGTAGAAGCATTGGCTAAGTATAATATGCTTACTTGTATAGTAAAAACCGAAGACAAATTACCAAACCCATCTTTAAACAACAATTATATTATTAGCACAGGAACAAATAAAGAAGATTATGAAAGATTGAAAAAAATTTTAGATTTTTCAGAAGAAGTAAAATTTGTATGTATTGATGTTGCAAATGGTTATAGTCAACATTTTTTAAATTATATTTCTAAGGTAAGAGAAAAATACAAGACTAGAATCACTATTATGGCAGGGAATGTAGTGACTCCCGAAATGGCACAAATGGTAATTAACGCCGGTGCTGATATTGTTAAAATTGGAATTGGTTCAGGAGCAGTATGCACTACTAGGATACAAACAGGTATAGGATATCCTCAATTATCAGCAGTAATGGAGTGCAGAGAAGTAGTTCATCAATTAGGAGCACATTTGGTTTCAGATGGAGGATGCACCTGTCCTGGGGATGTTTCAAAAGCATTCGGTGCAGGCGCAGATTTTGTCATGTTGGGCTCTATGTTTGCAGGACATGATGAGGGTGGGGGAGAAATAATTACAAGAACAACTTCATCCGGTTATTATTCAGAAAATAATGATGTAATTTTAAACACTGTCAAAAGAGTTCAATTTTATGGCATGAGTAGTGATACGGCAATGAAAAAGCATCACGGAGGTGTAGCAGATTATCGTAGTAGTGAAGGCAGAACAGTAGAAGTAGAATATAAAGGACCAGTTGAAAATACCATAAAAAATTTGCTTGGCGGAATTAGAAGCACCTGTACATATGTTGGCGCAAAGAACCTTTCAGAACTTTATGATAAAACTACTTTTATAAAGGTCAATAAACAATTTAATGACGTGTTTGTTAAGTGATAAATAAAAATGTGACAAAACGGTCACAAATTGAGAATTATCTCCGTTGAGCGTAAACGATAGACGCTATGAAAGGATAAAAAATGTCATTTAATAAAAATAAATGTGATCCAGAGTTAGGTCGCAAAGTTCATGAATATTTAGTAAAAAAGGGAGTTGAAACTCCTATTATTGATAATAAGTTAAATAGAACCACTAAAATTGAAATAATTCAACAAAAATTTGCAGATATTATGGAAGCATTAGGGCTTGACCTTAGTGACGATAGCCTGGCTGAAACTCCCAAAAGAGTTGCTAAAATGTATGTAACTGAGATTTTTTGGGGGTTAGATTATGAAGCCTTCCCTAAATGCACTACCGTTGAAAATAAAATGAATTATGACGAAATGGTAGTGGCACGTAATATTATTGTCATGAGTAATTGCGAACATCACTTTGTTACCATTGATGGTCTAGCCACGGTTGCGTATGTTCCAAATAAAAAGGTATTAGGACTTTCAAAGATTAATAGAATAGTGGAATATTTTGCAAAAAGACCGCAGATACAAGAAAGATTAACCGAACAAATTTTCCATGCTCTATGTTACATTTTAGATACTGAAAATGTAGCCGTAATGATTCAAGCTAAACATTATTGCGTAGCTTCTAGAGGAGTTGAAGATACTGGTTCAGTTACAGTGACTACCAAATTGGGCGGGGGTTTTAAGACCGATCCGGCAGCTAGAAATGAATTTTTGAGTATAGCTAGACTAGGAAAATAACACTTCTTGCTATAACTTCACAAAGGCAAAAATGTGCAAATACATAGAAGAACCAGAAACTACAAAACTTTATAGCATAATAGGCATTCATTCTCAAACTGGAAGAAATTTATATAAAGTAAATTGTCCAAAAATAATGAATTGGATAGAATCTTGTGATAAAAAGAACTGGGAAAAGGTTAAAAATTCAATATATGCCTTGGAACAAAAACTTGAAATTATATTAAATTTAAAATTTTAAAAGGAAAGGTAAAATAATGGGAAGATTTTTTAGTTTTAATGGTTTTACTCCCCGTAGTGAATATTGGGCAATAATAGTAATCCTTCTAGTAGTGGGCTACATTCTAGGAATGGGTGCAGGAGCAATGATTTTCATTGATGAAACATTTTTTCCTGGACTAATTTTGCTTTTAGGTTTGATTGTTGTGTCTGTTTGGCTATCTTTAGCTACTACAGCTAGACGTTGTAGAGATGCCGGTATTAGTCCATATTGGTGTTTAGTAATGCTCATTCCGTATATTAGTTTTATAGCAACTATTGTGTTTGGCATCATTCCAACGGATAATTCACGAATTATAGAAGAAGTTGAATAATGTATGAGTTGGATCTCCACGGCGTTAAACATCAAGATGCTGATAGAGAAATTGAGAATTTTATTTTCTCCAATCAGAATAGTTTTCCCTTAAAAATTATTTGCGGAAACAGTGTCAAGATGGTTGAAATTGCAAAAAATACTTTAGAACGTATAGGCTGTGAATATTCAATGTATCGCTTTGGAGTTTTAATTGTGGGGAAATTTAAATGACTAATAACAAAGAAAAAACAAAGAAAAAACCAAATAGATCCACGGCAGTAGTTCAGAGAAGATTTGAGCCTAAAAAAATTAGTTTGGATGATTTCCCCACACCCCCTTGGGCCACTAGAGCATTATGCGAATGGCTAAAATCTAAAAATATTGATATTGGCAATATGAGCGTAAGAGAGCCGGCTGCTAACCGAGGTTATATGGTAAGACCTTTGACTGAATATTTTAAATCTGTAGAAGGTTCAGATATTCATGACTATGGTTATGGTTTTCCTGTAAAGAATTATATTACGGATGAAAATTTTTCTGAAGTAGACTTTACTATTACTAATCCACCTTTTGTTTTAGCAAAAGAGTTTGTGCAAAAAGCATTGCCAACTAGTAAAGTGGGTGTGGCTGTAATTGTCAGATTGGCTTTTATTGAAAGTAAAGATAGATATTATGAGTTGTTTAAAGAAAACCCTCCCTCTTATTTGCTTCAATTTGTAGAAAGAGTTGGCATGTGTAAGGGGAAAGTTGAAAAAAATTTAGCTACTGCTACAGCTTATTGTTGGCTAGTTTGGCTAAAAAATGATATTAACAAAGAAACTAGAATTAATTGGATAGAACCGTGTAAAGATAGGCTTGAAAAAGATGAAGATTATTTGGGAGAGACTGTTTCTCCAAATATATCCAATTTTAATTCTATGTTTATAGAAGAGTAAAATAAAGTTGTATTACTACTGTGTATAATCGTGTATAATAAAGTAATATTATACTATTATTGTATAAATAAATAGAGGAATTATTAATGTTGCCTGTAACTTATAAGTATACTTCAACTAAAGAATATCATGATGCTTTTCCTTGCGCATATCGTCAATGGAGAGCAGACAGTCATTGCAATTTAATTCATGGCTATAGTTTTAGTTTTAAATTTTATTTTGGCGCAGACACGTTAGACGCAAGAAATTGGTGTGCTGATTATGGTGGTTTAAGAGATTTAAAGGCTATTCTTGAAGAACAGTTTGATCATACATTATTGGTAAGTGAAGATGATCCTGAATTAGAAACATTTAAATTGCTCCAGGAAAAAAAATTAGCAAAATTGACAATTGTTCCTGCAACAGGGTGTGAAGCCATTGCGGATATGCTTTATCGATATGTAAATGGAGTATATATTCCTGACCATTGGGGAAAAGGTGAAGCAGATAGACTTTGGTGTTACAGAGTTGAAGTAAGAGAAACACAAAGTAATATGGCTTTTAGAGAGGGTCATAGAGAGTGGAACGAGAATTTGTTGGGATAACTATTAATGAAAAAAAATCAGGGGGGCAAAGGAAATAACATGATAGACGTTTATTATAGTGATAAAGATATAGATGGAATGGTTCATGATATAATTAGAGCCATCATACTTTCCAATTGGCTACCAGATTATGTAGTAGGAATAACTAGAGGGGGGTTAATTCCTGCTTTATATATTAGTCATTATTTTGACATTCCAATGGAAACTTTAAAAATAAGTCTTAAAGATGAGAGTTTTGGCGAAAGCAAATGTTGGATGGCAAAAGAAGCATTTGGCTATATCAATTCAAAAGAAAGACAAATTGTTTATACCAGATGGGATATTTCTAAAAGAAAAAATATTCTAATTATAGATGATATTGTGGACCAAGGTGAGACATTTGATTGGATAAAGAATGATTGGATGAATTGTTGTTTTCCTGATGAAAAAGAAGCTTGGAATAGTGTTTGGCATAATAATGTTAAATTTGCTTCTCTTGTTTACAACGAAGCTTGCAACTTTCCAATAGATTTTTATTCAGAAGGTATTAATAAAGAAGAAATTCCTCAATGGGCAATATTTCCTTGGGAAGAATGGTGGAAAGATCATTCTTGTAATTCAGGTGTAAATTTTGGATAAAATTTAAATATCTTATTTTGTTTAATATATTCCTTGAAAGAAAAATTGTAATATAACAGAGATAATTTTGTTATTTTCTTCCTTTTATAAATAATTCAATATAAAGGAAGAAAATGATAAATTATCATTATAAAAACAGATATGATAAATTTATAACTTCTATCAAAAATAGTAATAGGAATCTTACCAGTTATACTGAAAAACATCATATAATTCCCAAATGTCTTAATGGTTCAGATGAACCAGACAATCTAATAACTCTTACATTAAGAGAACATCATTTAGCACACTGGCTGTTGTGGAAAGCCTATCCAGAGAATCGTTCTTTAGAAAGTGCTTTCTTACAAATGTGTAATAAAAATACCAATAAAGAAGGATTTAAACCAATACCTAGTAGAGTGTATGAAACATTAAAATCTTCTTTTTATAATTGGTTTAAAACACAAAACGTAGATAAAGTATATCTTAAGGATGATTCTGGTAATGTAATTGTTATGTCAAAACAAAGATATAAGCAACAAGATGATATAAAATTTCATACCTCCGGTCGTGTGGTAGTATATGACAAACAATCTAAAAAACATGTTTCAATTTTCAAAGAAGATTACTACAATAATAAAGACAGATATATACCTAATGTAGGTCCAGGAATTGGCGGGGGCGAAATTAATCCGTTCAAATCTACTTATAGATTCATAAATGTTGAAACAAATGAAGTAATAAAAATTACTAAATCTGAAGCAAAAAAGTTAAACAAAGAAGCGGGATACAAAAAATATAAACAACTTATAGAACATAAAATAAAATGTATTGATGATACTGGTGAAACAGTATGGGTAAGTAAAGAAGAATACCGAACAGGAAAATATATTCATTGTAATGCAAATACTGTGAAAGTTTATGATACAATTTCAAAACAAACAAGAATTATTGATAGAAAAGAATATTTAGACGATCCGAAAAGATATATCACATCCACAAAAGGAAAGGTTTTAGTAAAAGATAATGATGGCAAGTCAAAATTAATAACTAAACAAGAATTTAATAACGGCAATTATTCGGGTCACACGCAGGGTTTAAGAACAGTTTATGATACGTTAACTGGCAAGTATGTGCAACTTACAGAAGAAGAATGGAATAATAACCGAGATAGATATACCGGTCCAAATAAAGGAAAGATTAATGTAATAGATAAAAATACTGGAATAAGACAACAAATAGAAAAAGATAAGTTTGATCCAAATATACATCTTAGTTTGGGTTCACATTCATATATGTTTAGAGCAAAAAATATCTTGACAGGAAAAGAAAAAAATATTAACATATATGAATGGGAACTAGTAAAAAATGAGTATGAAATCATAGATATAGAAAAATTTATTAAAGCTAGTTCTTTAAAAAAATAAAAAAGGAAATTAAAAATGAATAGTAATGAACTGAACCGGATCAAGGTTTCAGAACTTTTTTTTTTTTTTTTCAATCCAGGGTGAAGGCCGTTACATGGGAGTTCCCAGTATATTTTTAAGAACTTTCGGGTGTAATTTTACATGTAGCGGATTTGGAATGAAAAAAGGTGAGCTTTCACAAGAAAGATTTAATATTGATGTTAACAAATATAATAGTTATGATCAGCTACCGTTAGTTAAAACAGGTTGCGACAGTTACGCCTCTTGGGATCCTCGTTTTAAGCATTTATCTCCCTTTAAAGATATTGATACTATTGTTAATGAAATCATGGATTTGCTTCCATTCAATGAATGGAGAGATGAACATTTGGTTATTACAGGGGGTGAACCACTTTTAGGATGGCAAAAGGTTTATCCTAATTTATTAAATCATCCCAAAATGGCTGGACTTAAGGAAATAACTTTTGAAACTAACGGAACACAGCCTCTTATATCCGTATTAGCAGAATATTTAAAAGAATGGTCTTCTTCTACCTCAAATTTAGGGTTTAAACGCGAAGTTACTTTTTCAGTTAGTCCCAAACTAAGTTGTTCTGGTGAAAAAAAAGAACATGCTATTAAACCCGAAATAATAGCATTTTATGAGAAAGTTGGTTATACTTATCTTAAATTTGTTATTGCAACAGAAGATGATGCTAATGAAGCGTTTGAAGTGATAAAAGAATATCGTGACGCCGGTTTTAAAGGGCCAATTTATTTTATGCCAGTAGGGGGTGTTGAAGAGGTGTATAAACTTAATAATCGCAAAGTAGCAGAAATAGCGCTAAAGAACGGTATCCGTTATAGTGATAGATTGCACTTACCTTTATTTGGGAATGCTTGGGGAACTTAAATGAAAACTTATAAAAAAAGAGTTTTGTTTTTTATAAGTAGCCAACATTTAATTCCTCATGGGGGTCTTGGTTCTTTTGCAAAAAGTTTCACTGAAATGGCCTCAATGCTTAATTGGAAAGTAGATATTGTGCTAGACAAAAAGCCAATGCATAAATTTTCCAAAGACATTGAGAATTTGGGTGCAAATTTGATTTATCCTGAAATAACTATACCATATGACATACATAATAAAATTTATTCATTTTCTGATTGTATTAATTTTGAACAAATAGTAAATTTTCGTAGAAGTGCAATGTTGGCTTTCAAGTATAATCTTTATGATTTGGTTGTATGCAATACACAAGAATCAATGTCTGCAATGTATAGTTTGGATTTAACTGACTATATACCAATAGTATTTTATACTCATCAACCAAGAATGGTTGTAAGAGAGCAAAAAAATCATGACGTATTTTTAAATTCATATCATGTGTTTTATAATAAGCATTTAGAATTTGATGGTATAATTGTAGGAACGCAATCAGAGAGAAATAAAAATAATTTAATATCATATGGCTGTAATAATGTTGAAGTTTTACCCATGCCAATGTCCGAACGGGGTTTATTAGAATTTAATTATGGCCCTAGAGAGGGCGTGTTGTATATAGGAAGATATGAGCCTAGAAAAAACCCCGAAGCATTTTTAAAAGTTATACAAGAAACAGATCTTCCCGCTAGAGTTTTGACTAACAAAAATGGAGCAAAGAAATTTGAATCAGAGTTTAAAAAGCGTAACATAACTAATTATAAAATAGGAATAGAATTAACTGGTCAAGAAAAAGTATCATTTATACAGAGTTGCAAAGTTCATTTTAATCCTTCTTATAGCGAAAATTATCCCTTTGCATTTTATGAATGTTTGTCACAAATGCCATGTGTAGTATTGGATACACAAGATTGGGCAGACAATTTTGATAATCGGTACTATGTTATTACCAACAAGAAAAATGCAGCTAAAATAATCACAAATTTATATCATCAGCCCATAAATGATTCAGGGTCCAATTACGTCAATTTGCTAGATAAAGAATGTAAAAATAAATGGAAAATGTTTATTGATAATTTCAAAAGCAAACAAAGTTTTTCATCAGTTGCTAAAATTAACAATGAACATACAATTAAATATAGTGACTTTGTTGAAAAATTAAATAGGGATTTCTTGTCACAAGAAGATATTGTAAGTGTTTTAAGTAATCGTCATAAATTTAATATTATATATACTGATCAAAATACTTATCTTACTAAAGATGAATCTTTTATTCCATTAGAAAAAAATACTGAGGTAGAAACATTTTTTGAGTTTGGGTCATGAAAAAAATATTGGTTACAGGATGTTCAGGATATATTGGTTCGCATTTGTGTAAAATGCTAGAGGGAAAATATATTCTAGAAGGGTTGGATATTAATGCTCCCATTGGAATTTCTCTTTCAAAATTCCACAATGTGGATATTAATACGTTAACTTCTTGGAACACAGAATATGATACAGTGATTCATTTAGCTGCATTAGTAAGAGTGGGTGAAAGCGAGCTTAACCCCTGGCAATATTATCGTACCAATCTTTTTGGAACAGCCAATATATTAAATCTCGTTGATAGTAAACACTTTATATTTGCTAGTACCGGTGCCGCAGAATTTGGGGGGAGTCCCTATGCTATGAGTAAGATAGCATGTGAGCAAATAATACCGCAATTACATCATAATTATACCATTTTTAGGTTTTATAATGTTATAGGGGCTGATGGATTTATACCTTCTAATCCTGATGGTTTGATGCATAAACTTATTGAGGCTTTTGTTACCGGAAAATTTACAATATACGGTAACGACTATAATGAAAGTCATGATGGGACACCTATTAGAGATTATATTCACGTTAATGAAATATGCAATGCTATAAAAGAAGCAATTGAATATGGTCCTACTAATTCTATCGAATCTTTGGGTCATGGCAAAGGCTATAGTGTAAAAGAAATTGTTGAAATGTTTCAAAAAACAAACAACATAAAATTTGATGTTGAATATGGTCCTAGACGTAAAGGTGATTTACCAGTAACCGTTCTTAAAAATGTGTCTAAGTTTATGAAACCTAAATACGATATTATGGACATGTTGAAGATTGATAATATTTCAATATAGTGTTAAAGTCAAATTATGACTACGTTTAATCATAATATACGACGCATAGGCTTTGCCTGTAAGCCCTCTGTTGTTGAAAATGGAGTAGTTATTCCTATTCCTGAAATGAATTGTAAAACTACCACATTGGCTTGGCTTAACAGGCAGCCTAAGAAAAAAGCTGAAGAAAAGCTTTGGGATTTGTTAAAGCATAATATACAATCAATATATAATAGCTTTAAATTTATTGCCAAACAACCACATGAATTAAGAATGTTTAGAATATCATCGGATATTATTCCGGTATATAATCATCATGATTGGCACTACTTTTATCAGTCTAATGAAGTTCAAAATTACATGGAAAGTAATTTTAAAAAAGTGGGAGAATTTGCAAAAGCAAACGATATTCGTATTTCATTTCATCCTGACCAGTTTGTAGTTTTAGCATCTGATAAAGAAGATGTAGTAAATAAAAGCATAAAAGAATTTGAATATCATTGCGATATTGCAAGAATGATGGGTTATGGACAAAAATTTCAAGACATTAAGATTAATGTACATATTTCAGGTAAACAAGGACCTGAAGGTATAAAAAAGGTAATGTTAAAACTTAGCCCTGAAGCCAGAAATAGCATTACTATTGAAAATGACGAAATAACCTGGGGAATTGATGCTAGTCTTGAACTAGTAGATACATGTCCATTGGTCCTAGATATTCATCATCATTGGGTAGCCACTGGAGAATATATTCAACCAGATGATGATAGAATCAAACTATTTATAGATAGCTGGAGAGGTTGCCGACCGGTAATACATTACAGTATATCTAGAGAAGATTTATTGTTAGGTCATTGTAATAATACCTTACCTGACCACAATTTGTTGTTTAAACAGGGATTTACAAAACAAAAACTTAGGGCTCATTCAGACTATTTTTGGAATAAAAAAGTTAATGATTGGGCAATGTCACATAATTTTTGGGCAGATATAATGTGTGAATCTAAAGCAAAAAATCTTGCTAGTTTTGAGTTGTATAATACATATGTAAAAGGAAAAATCAATGTGGAAAAAACTAATGAACTGGTTATGGGGTAATTCGTCCTATAACACAAATAATGAAGAATTGTTATTAAATTCAGATCAAGAAATAAAAGATGGCCATGAAAAATTTCTTTCTGCTAAAGAAAAAGCTACTTTAGCGGGCGAGCCTTATGTAGCCATAATTAATATAGAGTTAGATCCTGATAATGTCAATAAAGGTAGTATTGAATTAGATTGGAATGATAAGTTCATTATTAATTTGATCAGAGCAGGATATAAGATTAGTGAAAACGATACTGATAACGATATAGTAGATAGATGGTTCACACAAGTATGTAGAAATATAGTAATGGAAATATATGAACAAGATATAGCTGATCCTGAAAAAAGAATGATTGAAGAACTCAGGAATCGTGAGCCAAGAATTATTAACCGTAAAGATTTGGGTGATGGCAAAGTAGAAATCAGTTAATGAATAAAATTTTTCTAGAAGATTGCCTTTCGGGAATGAAAAAACTATCCGATAAAATGATAGATATTGTTGTTACCTCACCTCCATATAATATCGGTATTAATTATAACAATTATAAAGATAACAAAAACATTAAAGACTATTTGGCTTGGCTAGAGGCTATATTTATAGAATGCAAGCGAGTTTTAAAAGATGATGGTCATTTGTGGGTTAATATGGGATATAGCAACATAAACCCATGGCAAGGCATAGATGTAGCTAATGTATTGAGAAAACATTATATTCTTCAAAATAACATAGTATGGGTAAAAAGTATTGATATAAATGGAGTTACAAAGGGACATTTTAAACCCATTAATAGCGAACGTTTTGCTAATACTACCTGGGAACATTTATTCCATTTTACTAAGACTGGCAAGGTAAAGTGTGATAGATTAGCCATTGGTGTACCTTATACCGACCCGGTTAATATAAATGACCGAGAATCGCGCAAACGAGGGAAATTGATAAAAAAATTAGGATATAAAAACAAAAAAGAATTTGATAAAAATGCAACAAAAAATGAAAAAAATTGGGTAGAGGAAACGCTTAAAAAGTTAGATATTTCACCTAAACCATCTGTACGTTGTAGAGGAAATACTTGGTATATTCCCTATGAAACTATTAAAAATACTGGATTGGATAGAGGCGGGCATCCAGCAACTTTTCCTGTAAAGCTGGTTGATAATTGTATAAAATTTTCAGGAATAAAGACGGGAGTTTTAATGGACCCATTTATGGGAACAGGAACTAGCGCTATTGCTGCCATACAGAATGGGTTAGACTATATTGGATATGAAATTGATCCTGATTATCATAATTTTGCTTTAGAAAGAATTGATGATTTTCTCAATACTTGACAAAACAAAATCCCAAAAAGGAAAAACAAAAATGTTTGAAACAATGGTAAAGCCTCTTACTAAAAGATTAAAATTGCATCACCAAAATTATAATTTGCTTTGTAAAGCAGAATTATGGGAAGAAGTCTGTGCAAGAACTCTTAGAGATGTAGGATTGGGTTCTGATTGGAAGCCCGATTATAATCACGGCGTTGGGGTTGATCAAATTACAAATTGTGGTAAAAGAATTAGCAACAAGAGCGGTTCATTTGAATCTAATAAAACTTGGTTGAAAATATCGGGTTCTCGTCTCACTTCACATAAAAGTTTGGAAGATAAACTTTTATTTTTATCAAACAAAAAAGAAGATTACATATTCTGTTTGGCTACTGATAAAAAAGATAAAAAAATATACGATAACCCGATTTATTATTTTGTTGTTATTGATTCTGATAAAATCAGATATGAAAATGCAAAGTGGGAAACCATTATCAATGATAACAAAATTGTAGGATATAAAGGAATTGGTGAAGGGTTTATTGCGGATATTCGTTGCTCAATGTCTGACCAGCTTTGGACTAAAATAAACAATTCATTAATTATGGAAATGTATGAAATAAAAATATGACAGATATTCAACTTTTATATGGTGATTGTTTAATTTTACTCAATGAAATTCCTGATAATTCAGTAGATATGGTATTAGCAGACCTTCCTTACGGTACCACTGCATGTAAATGGGATAGTGTTTTGCCATTAGAACAACTTTGGGAACAATATAATCGTGTTTGTAAAAAAGATGCGGCTATGGTGTTTACTTCGGCACAGCCGTTTACAACAGTATTGGTTCAATCAAACATCAAGCACTTCAAATATGAATGGATATGGGAAAAACCACAAGGAACTAATCCCATGTGTGCTAAGATTATGCCGCTAAAATCACATGAAAATATTCTAGTGTTCTGTAGAGGCAAACCGAAATACAACCCGCAAATGGAGAAAGGAACTCCGTATAAGGGGTTTAGTAGTGATGAGGCCAAGATTGGTGAAGTCTACGGAAGTGCAAAATCTAAGCACAGGGATAATCCTGAGGGAACACGTTATCCTAAGACAGTGTTAAAGTTTAAGCAAGAAAAGGGTTTACATCCTACACAGAAACCTGTGTTATTGATGGAGTATCTCATTAAGACATATACTGATGAGGGTGATGTAGTTCTTGATAACACAATGGGTTCAGGAACAACCGGAGTGGCTTGCAAAAACTTAAAAAGAAGGTTTATTGGTATAGAAAAGGATGAATATTATTTTAATATAGCACATGCGCGAATATTTCCAGTAGAAAATCTCGGCAATGGTTTATTTGAATTTAGGTAAAAATAAAGCAAGGGGGTTAGTTTGTTTCTATAATTGAATCTAGGCTGCGCAAGTATGGTCATAATGACAAAAATATCACCGGCCGGGTGTTTGATTATAAAAATAACCAAATATGGATAAATTGTGCAATAAATAAATTTAAATTGGTTGATAATTATGCTACAATTAATTTCATTAAGGATAATATAGGAATGAAATTTGATGTAGTAGTGGGGAATCCTCCCTTTAAGGGAAAGGCAGAACTACGCCAGCGTTTTTTAATAAAGCAGTAGTTCTGGTTAAAGATGGCGGGTGGGTCACTTTTATTCAGCCCGCTACTCCATATCAAAACAAGAAAGAGAATATTCGCACTCACTCAAAAAAGATGCTTGAAAACGTAAAAAAATATAAAACTTCGGTAGAGATTGTTTCTGGAAGTATATTTGAAAACGCCGAAATTTTCACAGATTTGGCTATTACTACTCTTCAAAAAATAAAAGATAATTTCGGAAAACTTGACAAATATATATGGGTAGTGCTCCTTCGTACGACGTAGATATATCTCTAGTGAACAAAATCGGAATGGACTTAACTATATATGGTTCATTAACAAAGAAGATACTCAAAGCGTGTAATGACTTTGGAACTTTACAAGATTTAGTAACATCTGACTTAAATACGGAAAAATTCTATATTCAAAAGATAAGAGGGCATATGGGAATGCAAGACTTTTATTCAGTAATTTCGCCAATAAGTTCTTATTGGACAGTATCTAAAAATCATGATTATGGTCTTGCTATCTTTACTTACGAGAAGGATAGTCTTGTTAGTTACTTGAAGTCATTCGTTGCCCGCTTTGCACTTTCTATTTACAAATTTAACGGTAATAATCATATGGGCGAATTGAGGGCCATTCCCATTGTTCCATTCGACCGAATATGGAATGACAAGATGCTTTGTGAACATTTTGGTATTACTGATACTGAATATCAAGAAATATTGCGTTGCATACCCGACTATTATGGATTGGGAGATAATTTGGGATGAAATTCGATGTAGTAGTGGGAAATCCTCCATTTAATAGCGTGACAGAAAAAGGAGGCATATCAGGAACAATAGGAAATAAAACTTTATATCGTAGGTTTGTCTCTAAAGCTTTTGAGGTATGTAAACCAAACGGCATCGTTGCCTTAATCACTCTCAAGAATGTAATCAATACATTAACAAAACTCAACAAGCAAATCGACTTAATAAACTACATGACAAGCATTGATTATTGGAATTATAATACTCTTTATTTTATAGGCAAGAATTCTCCTAAAATTAGTGAATATACGATAGCCGATCCCATTATTTGTAAAATAGTAGGAAATAACGAATTTAATGTTAAGACACAATATTCTTCATTAATGCAAAATAGAAGATCCAATTTGGTATTGCCTACCGGTAACACAGTGTTGGTAAAATTAAATGGAGAGACCCCGGAAGAATATGCAGATGTAACTGATACAAGAAAAGTAGTGTATGGGCCTAAATTTGCCTTTACTATGTTAGAATCAATAAAGTCATATACTGTTACTGATAAACCTTTATTAGCGGGATGTGTTAGATATATCTCTACCCGCACTTTAGAAGAAGCAGAAAAACTTAAGCTATTTACTATTAATAACAAGGCATTTAGGTATTTTACCACAAAAATGAAGGGCAACAGCCATGCAGGCATGCCGGCAAATATCAAAAAATTTGACCTTAATCAAATAAAAACCGGGTTTGAATATCCTATTGAATGGAACTTAACTACAGAAGAAATAGCTTATATAGAAGAACAAATAAAATGAATTATATAAAGCATTTAAGAGAACGTAGTTATATGTCTGGCGTAGACCGAGACAAACTAAGAGTGAAACAAACGGGAGAAGTTTTCACTCCAACTCCGCTCGTTCAGGAGATACTTGACCAACTCCCCCAAGAATTATTCAGAGACCCGACTAAAACCTTCTTGGATCCGGCTTGCGGAGATGGTCAATTTCTTAGCGAAATCTTGATAAGAAAATTAGAAAATGGCATTGACTTTCCTACAGCATTGTCTACTATATACGGTGTAGACATAATGCAAGACAACGTAGACTTGTGTAGAGAACGGTTGTTGTGTGGTCATGAGGAATTAAGATATATTGTAAATAAAAATATAGTATGTGCAGATGGGCTTACGTATAATTATAGTTTTGGTGAACCAATAGTGTTCGGTAATGATCTATTTAAATTAGGATAATTAATATGATTAAGTTAGTATTGCTTTTTTTAATTTGGTCCCTTACTATTATTACTATTGCATTTATATGCATTACTGACATGTTGGCTAGGAGAAGAAAAAAGAAACAAGAATTTCTTAAGAAACACTTGCCGTCTGGTATCTTAGTTGACACAATAGGCGCTATTATATTGCGAGAAATTGATAAGGTTGTTTGTGAAGTGTCTGACGGTTCATACCATAATGCATTAATGTATTTTAATTATTCCTTTAAATATAGTAATATTGAATTATATATTAAAGTTGCTGTTTTAAATAATTGGAATACTATTTCTATAGAAAATTTTAGTTTCTCGGTGGGTAATAAAAAGGATATTGTATTGACTGATATCGAGAAGAAAAAATTACTACAATATCTTAAGGATGCACATGATATCAAACAGGCTAAACTAGATGCTGAAAGAGAAAAACAACGTCAACTTGATGCATGTGACGCTTTAGAAAATTTAATGCAGCCGGAAGTTTCTTATATCCCCGTTGCGAAGCCATGTACAACTTTTACGGAATATGTGTTTGCCGATAATTGCACTAATGGCAGCAATGTTGTATATTTTCCTTCAATAACTTCTTCTAGTTGACTTTTTTCTTAATACATAGTAAAATGTAAAAATGACAAAATATGCATTAATAGATACAGCTAATTCTTTTTTTAGAGCACGCCATATTGCCTCTCGCAATTCAGATACTTGGGAGAAGCTAGGCATGGCTATTCATATTACATTGTCTTCTATTAACGCAATTGCTAGAAATTATGGTATTGACCATGTTGTTTTTTGTTTAGAAGGTCGCAGTTGGCGCAAGGATGTTTATCCTAAATACAAATCGCAGCGCCGTCTAGATGAATCTGCCATGACTGAGGCTGAAATTGAAGAAAATCAACTTTTTTGGAATACATATGAAGAATTTGTAACTTTCTTGCGGGATAAAACTAATGCTAGTGTAATCAAGTGTCCGAATGCAGAAGCAGATGATTTAATTGCTAGATTTATTGCTCTTCATCCTGATGACGAACATTTTATTATTTCCAGTGATACAGATTTTGTACAATTAATTAGTGAAAATGTTAAGCAATATAATGGCCTTACCAACCAGCTTATCACTTTGGATGGTTATTTTGATGACAAGGGCAAACCAATAATTGATAAAAAAACTAAACAGCCTAAGTTGCTTGAAGATCCAAAGTATCAATTATTTAAAAAAATCATTAGGGGCGACGCAACTGATAATATTTTTAGTGCTTATCCCGGTGTACGCGAAAAAGGTTCTAAAAACACTGTTGGCATTCGTGAAGCATATGAAGATAGAAATAAACAAGGATTTAAATGGAATAATTTTATGCTTCAAAGATGGGTAGACCATGACCAAGTTGAGCATATTGTTAAAGACCGATACGAGTTAAACCGAACTCTTATTGATTTAACTGCACAACCTGATGATATTAAAAATGAAATTGATACAGCTATCAAAAATCAGTTAAAATACACTGCTGTTCCAACTATTGGACTTAATTTAATGAGATTTGCCGGAAAGTATGGGCTTAACAAAATAGGTGAACAGGTTGACCTTTATACTAAGTGGTTAAACAAAACGTATAAGGGAAATTTAAAATAAACCAAGATTATTATGTAATGTATACAAGCTTAGATAGATGGTTTTTATACACTCTTGAATGTTTAAAAAATGACGTAGTTTGTAATGCATATAAAATAGTGCGATATGATTATAATACTAATTCACTATTATAAAAACAGAGACGGAAATCTCGGTGAAATTTCTGAACGAGATATGTTATTAATTTTGCTTGGTTTAGTAAAAAGGTGTAAATATGTCAAATAACTCTATTTTTATTTGTAAAGAATGTGCGTTTGTTAAAATTTACTGGCGAGATAGAATAAAATCATTATTTAGAACCCGTAGTATTCATCCTAATAATTATTATTGCACTCGTCCCAGATCAATAGAGACATTGAGTGGAGAAGAGTTGATAGTGGGCAAAAAATCAAACCCTGAATCCTGTGTCTCACAACGATTGTACTTTTATTCTAGAGAAAATGCTTGTGGACCTGAAGGAAAATACTGGACTCTTAAAAAGAAAACCCGTGAAAATGTAATTAAATTTCTTAGGAAGTAATTATGAATAAACTTGTAGCTAAACCAATTGTAACTGATCAATTTTGGATCGTCACCGACGGTGTCAAAAAGATTGGCAATATATATCTTAATAATCATAATGTTTATGAAGTTAACTTATCGGGCAATCGTTCTGTTTTTTTCAATAAAGATGAATTATCAAGAACAATTAAGATTGACTTTCAGTCATACACAAAAAAGAAGACGGTAAAACAGCCTTATCCAGAATATCCAACACCCAAACAAATTTATAATAGTATTATGGATGTTAAACGAGGATTGCATTTATTCACCAAAACTAAAAAAAGTAAATGTTATTATACTGCAGGATATTTTGTAATAGACTTTAATGGCAATAAAGAAGTAATTTTTTGCCCTAAATATATCTTTATACAGAGATACCCCTATAAAGGGCCTTTTAAAACAAAAAGTGATGCTATTTCTAGTATAAATAGTTAATGTTGTACATTAGAAAATTTATTGAAAAAGCCACATTTGCTGAAAGCAGAGCCAAAAAAGATTTGGTATTGTCTATTGAAGAAGTTCGAGGATTAAAGGATGATATAGCCAATTTATTAGCGGATCTTTATGAAAAGAATAAAAATAATAAAAAAGAAAATATAACAATTGAATTAAAAGGCGGATCATTTAAAAATGAGTAAAGTTCAGCCAACAGTCCTGGTAGAATATGTGGATAAAAATACTTATAAAGTAGACCAAGTGGTGGCTGCTGCCGGGGTATGGGCAGTTTTTTATGATGGGCAACCTATAAATTTAAAATCCTCTCATTATCTTTCTAGTGATATTCCCCCTAAATACAAAAAGACCAGTTTCAGCAATCCAGGTCATGCTAGAAATCTATGCAGAAAATTAAATGCACAATTCAAGACAGATAAGTTTACCGTAGTTTTTATGAATACAGGAAGGGTAATATTTCCTGATGATCATTCATAAAAAATATTATTGGGTAAAATATATTTTAGATAAGGATATAAATAATATCATAGAAAGACGTCCTTTAGATGAGTTGGTTAATGATTGGTTTTGCAGTTCAAAATCTTCGGATTTTTTAAGATTATCTATTATAGGAAAATACTATTTTGACTTAATATTAAAAGACTATTATGATTTTGAAATACCTCAATGTAAAAATAATTACTTAACTGCATTATATCATTTACATATAGGTAAAAAATTATACGTTCCTTTTTATATTGTGGCTGATAAACCCGTAAATATTCTCAGAATTTATGATAAACCTACAGCAACTTTGATAACATTATCTGGCGGGATCAAAGATTATTTGGATAAATAAAATATTGTTATAAGAATTGAATTATTGTATAAATAGTAACTTGCTACACATAGACACAGGAGGAAAAAATGATTCAAACAATGTTAAAAACAGCAATAGATATTAACACCGCAACAAACAAGATGGTGGCAGATAATTTTATAAAAAATGAAAATTTTGCCAGGGCATATAATAATTTTCTAGATTCTCACAACGAAGCCGCTAAGAAGGTAGTTGATTCGTCTTGTGAATTTGCTAGAGAAGTTTATTCAACTATTACTGACAGAAATTTTTATTCTGATTTGGCTAAGATTATGCAAGAATCTACCGAATATCTTAATATTTTCAAGTTTTAAATGAAGAAAGGAGAATAAATGAGTTACCGTTCATATGAACCCACCTCCTCTATTTGGATGCATAGACTAGGGGCCGGTAGTATTGCAATTATATTACTTATTACTTTAGGCTTATTGTTTACTATTTAAAATGAAATAATATTAAAATGCATAATTATAAGAACTTTGATTTTAAAGTCAACACAAATAAAAATGGATATGAAATCAGGTCGGATATTCTAGGGCTGGCTAGCCAGCTAGTTCTAGAAGAATACAAAGCAAAGATGGCAGGATGGGAATTTGAATGCAAAAAGGCGGAAACAGGAGAAATAGTAACCAACGTCACTATTCCTCAGTTTCCGGGGTTGGAACAAATTCTTGATACTGCGCAGCAGCTTTACGACTTTGTAAATAATCCATGCAATAAAAACAAAAATAGTGGTTGACAAACGCAATCCAGCTTGCTATATGTCTTCTATAGACAGGAGAACAAGTATGCGTGTTTGCGTAAGTTATGATGAAAACTGCGTCCATTCGCACAGTGACGGTGAGACGGGAGAGTGGTCGGCAAGCTATGACTCTTCGATTGAGCGGGTGTATATTTTGGGAGAAGATGAAGAAGCACCGTATATGTCGGAGACGTTCTTGCTTCCCGATGAAGCTGAGACTGTGTATGTTGTGTATATGATTTACAGCAGCGGTGATAGCTTCGGGCATGAAGAAGGAAGAATCAGCATCATTCACTGCACTGCGGATAAAATCGCTGCACGCACTATTGCTAAAATGATTCAGGAAAATCCTAATAAGTTTTCGTTTAAGTTTGTTGACGATTTTGGTCGCAAGGTAAGTCTGTACAATCCCGGTGCAGGGTACTTTGAAAGGATCGAATATGTCCAGGTTGAGTCTTTTGACCTTGACCGCAGCAAGCTATACCGAATTAATTAAGGGGCTTCGGCCCCTTAATTTTTGTTGACAAAAAGCAAAAATGGATATGAAAACAGGGCGGATATTCTAGGACTAGCCTTATGAATTTATAACCAGAACTTGTAACAAAAAATAAAATTAATGGTTGACAACTTTAAGCAATCCTGCTATCTAAAATATAAACAGGAGAGTAGATTATGCGTGTTTGTATTATTTATAATGAATATCTAGAGAGTTATTATTACTCTGAAGAAGAGTTTGGCGATTGGGAAGAAGTTTATTCATCAGATGTTGAATGCGTGGTCCGTCTTGATGATAATGAACCTGCACCATATTGTCGTAAGAGTGAAACTTTTTTAATTCCTGATGGTTATGAATATGTGTATGTAGTATATATTAATTATAACACCGGAGACAGTTTTGGTCGCGCTTACGGGAAAATTTCCATCATTCATTGTACTGTAAGCGAAGAATCAGCCTATGCTTTGGCTGAAAAAATCAAAGAAAATCCTGAAACATACACCATTGAGTTTGTTGATGATTTTGGGCGAAATATTTCTTTGTATAATGAAGCGTCCGGATACTTTGAACGTATCAACAATATTCATGTAGAGAAATTTTACATCCAGGATAAAAAGAAATTCATTCATTGTTGATATCACAAAGGCTTCGGTTAATTATTAACCGAAACATTTTTTGGTTGACAACTTAGTTGTTCGATGATATTAAAATTTCATTCTTGATATTGGTAGCTCAAGTTACGGTGCTGTCTTTTATTGAGTGTATTTTTAGTGCAATTAAGTAAAAAACTTAGGAAATATTATTAAATAGAGACATTTGTTGAGGTAAAACATGGACTTTCTTACATTTTGGATTAACCCTTTTGGTTTAGTAAACCTTGTTTCAGCTATTGTATTCTACAGGATTTATAAAAAGACTGAAGATACTCCGATTCTTGTGTTTACAATATTAAACATTATGGCAACATTTTTGATGCTCACCATCCATCTTTATCGGTTTCAGTTGCTAGGTTAAGTTTTGGCATAAATACCCTGATAAAGAGAGGATTTATCATGGCGCCTCCTATCGCTGGTGCAATATCATTGAATGATTTACAAAATGAATACGGCGGATTAAATCCTATATCTATTACTGAATATTATAGAGGCAGGTCATTGGTCCCTAATACCACACCTAATAACTCGGTACTTACAAGTGGCCAAATATCACTTAGTAATTTTTATGGCGGAATAGCATTTTATGGGTTGCAATATCGTTAAGTTGAGGTTATAGATGCTTTTGGTCCTGTAGAAGCCCGGGTAACTATACTCAATGATGGCACTGCAACTGATACTAGACTATACTTGATTGTGTACAAGCTAGTAATTCTGCAAATAGCTATGAAATTAGAGCATCAGTGGTAAATGGCGCAACGCCGTCGGGTCGGTCCTGCACTTAATATTTGGCATAATTTGAGATTTGAGAACTTCCCGGTCTTGACTAGTGACAAGAGAAACTCCAGGTTCTGTATCCTGTATACTACAGCTTTTATGAGTATTAACATAGACGAGATTCCCCTTGATACCGATAATCGTATGCTACGAATAGGGTTCGGTAAAAATAGGGGAAATTGTTTTGCTAAGATTTATTTTTAAATAGTTGGTTATTATAATTCACTACTTAAGGTATTTTATAAATATTTTTAGAAGTTGTCTTTTTGAATTATCATGGATTTCTCTTGATATCTGTGACATAAAAACATCTATTTAAAAATAATTGAGATTTCGTAGATTCATAAAAAATTTTATTTGATAAATAAAATTAGAAATATGTTATAACCAATGTAAAACAATAATGACATTTCAAATTGCTTTATATGAATATGATGAAATTAAAGAGCAATGTAATTATCTTCCTTTCGTTTTCTTAAAGCCGACTAAAATATGGGATAATTTTATTACTGAATTTATTCCATCTAGTGGTCAAGATTGGTTTGCTGCTAGAGAAAAATATTTAAAAGAGAAATATAATGCTTATATTAGTTATGAAACTAAAATAGCACACTTAGTTTTTGAAAGAGAAAAAGATATGATATTATTTTTATTGAGGTGGTCATAATATTTGTGTTTTTATTTAATAATGTTGAAAGCACCATAGTAGATCATGTAGATAAATCTATTATGACAGATTCATACAGAAACTACGAATTATGTTTTAATTTCTAATAGAAATATATAGAATAACAAGACTTTTCAAATGAAGAATAATATTGACAAATATATTTGTGTGATGTTTCCTTATCCTAATAGTTCGGGACTTCATTTAGAACATTTTTATAATATTGTTGCAAGTGTTTGCTCCGGGGTTTGCTCCAGGATTAAAAAAAATACTTGACAATTAATTTGTTATATATTATCATATACAATAATATTAATGCGGAGATTATTATGGATAAAGAAGAATTCTATAATTATGTTTTAGAATTCTATAATGGGGAGAATGGTGTATATAAGGAGATAGGAGCGACTTATACTGAAGTCGTTGACGCTACCCGCAAGCTTATTCGTCTTTATAAGAGTCATGGCAGTGAACCATGCTTTGATAGTATAGATCGAGAAAAGGTCCGTGACATTATTCTAG